GCACATTGTTTCGCGAACCTGGAGGGTTTATCATACCCCACATACCCGTCATCTCAGGAGCATAATTATCTTTAACGTCCATGTGATTAAAACAATCTTTTGCATATTTAAGAATATCGCTAACCAAAGGTTTAAATTTTTTTATATTATGTATTTCATCATCACTGTGCCAACCACCAATATTAGACCGTGGCATACCTTTCTTGTCATTCTTTCGTATTTGATAGATGTTGTCGACTAAATGCTCGTGGCCCTTCAACTGTAAAGAAAAAACAGGTGTAATAAATAACGAATGAAGATTAATCAGAGTTGTCCTTTTGTGATCTCCATAAAACTAGCTATAATATGCACTTGATTAGCTGCATTAGCTTGAACTTTCATAACATCACTTTCTTGTAAAATTAATGGTTGTGTTAATAATTCTGTTGTTGTGTTTGTAGCAACACTTTTTGCTTTAAATACTTCAAATGTAGCTGACGATCTAAGAACTTCTACATCTAATAATGTTGTGCTACCTGAGTCATTACAAACTAAAATAGATTTTACCACTGCCGTTGTAGGTGGCACGGGTGGTGTTGAACCAGGATTAGCTGTTGGTACGGTAATCAAAGTTGTTAAATCTGTTGATGTAACATCTAACATTGCGCTTTTAAATACGTTAGCCAAGGAAAAAGACCTCCTGCTCCGACTCTGATTTTATGTCAGCTTGATAGTTTGTATTTAACAAAAGAATTATTTGATCAAGTAGACTTACCATTTGGTCAAATTGACTAGCATCGTATTCTGGTGTAGCGTTTGGTAATCTAGTTATTGTTATCTTTGACATTATCTTCTTCCGTCTGGTCTAAGTTGTAACTTGGTAGATCCAAGTCTCCAAGCTGTGTCATTAACTGTATTAGTTTCATATTTAATTTTAACCGCTCTACCTCTACCTCTTACATCAATTTTCTCTGTGGTGCTAGTAATACTGCCTGTTGTGGTTACATTAGCTGCAGATTGTGGATACTGCTCAAGAGTTAAAGTAGCTGTCATTGTATTGGCTAAGTTATCAAAGTCAGGAACTAATCTACTTACTGACATAAGCTCGTCGCCATCAGCAATCTCTACGGAACCTGTTTGTAAAAATGCTGAAATAGCCGTACCGTCTGCTTGATTATTACCTGTTTCTTGTTCATAAATAAAAGATGCACCCGCTGTTAAACCTAGTATGGTTGATACGTTTGCTGTTGTACTAGAGTTATATTCTGTAGCAATTGGTAGTTCATATACGTAAGCACCAAGCCACGTAGTTCTTCCAAGGCTAACCGTATACCAAGTATTCTCTAAATAATTGTAAGCAACTCCTCTATCTATTTGCGTTGCACTTGAAGAAGGGTAATACCAAATTATTTCATTAAATGCTGTATTAAGTCCAACAGCAATATCATTTTTATTTGTATAACTTAAATCATCAAAAACATAATCTTGCACAGAACATGGCATTTTTTTGACAACACCATCATATAAATAAAAAGCATCATCTGACATCCAATACGCTCTACCATTAACCTCAATCGCTGCGTGTTGTGATATGAGTCCACAGTTTGCACCAAGTTGTCTAAGACCAAAAGTAAAAGGTGTGCCAACAAATTGAATACCATGAAGTGATGTATCGGTCCAAACAAGTATTTGACCTGAAGATTTTACAGCGCCTACTATTCTAGAACCATCAGATATACGTAGTGAACCAGCTTCATTTGTTGCAACTGGTGTATAATCAGTAGCGTCTTCTCTGTCAGAAAAACGAAATAATAAATCATCTTGTGTAGCAGGTGTACCGATAGTGGTTTCTGTACCAAATATAAGTAAATGTCTAGTGTCCGTAGATACCAAACTAAACCTAGATGCAGTAGGAGCGTTAGACAATGCTGTTGCTCTTACGTCTATTGAACCAGAAATATCTTTAATAAACGTGCCACCATTTAAAACGGTAGCTATTAAATCTTCACCAAAATTATCTAATGACCAGTTTCTTGCAGCCACAGTAACGTCAGAAGAAGAACGTGCCGTATCCCAAGTACTTGATCCCCATGCTTCAGTGCCCCACCCATAACCATATGTGGATGTAGCAGGACCTGTGGTTATTTGATATTTAGCATTACCTGATCCACCACCTCCTGATGTAGAACCAGAAGCTGTACTTGTATGTGTTACCTTGTATGTGTTGGCGTCAACATATGTGGTTATTTCAAATTCTTGATTCATGTTTAAACCATTAATAGTGGAAAAAGAATCAAAGGTTACAAAGTCACCCTCTGCAGCCCCATGACTTGAGTCTGTAACAGTAACTGTCGTTGTACCGTTAGTTGTAAAAGGATTTGTCAAGGCTGCTGTTTCTCTTATTGGTGTAATGTCATAAATTGATCCACCAGAGTATAAATATAATTTTCTATCAGTTCCTAAAGCAAGATACCTTGTGCCATCTAGACCAATCCAGCTATGTGTATCACGAACCACGCCCACAATAGTTTTATTTGGATTTGGTAAATAAGACCAACCACCCCATCTTTCAGGTTTTCCGTAGTGAAATCGCACAAAATCTGAGTCTGTATATTTTCTTTGATCCCCTGCTGAATAAGCAGTATCTTGTTTGTCAACACCTGGTTGGAATTTTAAGTCTACTAATTTCATGTCGGAGTATACTAAATTATTTATTGTTTTGTGGCAAGAATTGAGTACCTACGTTGCCTTTAAATGAGTAATTACCATAATGAGTCATACCACTTGCAATATCAGCATATATTTTACCACCTATTTTCTGCCATAAACGACAAAATGCATAATCCTCAGATAAATATCTTTTGGTATCTGGCTCTATCATTGTGTCAAAAAAAGTATAATTCCATTTGGATGTGCCATGATAATTAAAGGTTTTGTCATGTGGAGAACCAATGTGTTGATCTGGTACAAATCGCAACTCGGGATAAGCTAAAGCCATTTTTTTAAAAACGTTTCTTTTAATTAACATAAAACCTGTGGCGCCATCTAATACTTCAATAAAACCTTTTTTAGATAAAACTTTGTTTGGATTTTTAACATTTAAATTATATTGAAGAGATGCTGCATGAAGTTCGTCCTCTGATATGTTTGGATTCTCTTGTGCTCTTTTTTTAACCTTTGTCCAATCAATTGTTTTACGAGGATACACACCTGTTACTACATCTTCATCTAAATCTAACATACGAAACACTGACTCAGGATTAAAAGCGATGTCTGCATCAATAAATAAAAGATGAGTGTATTGTGATTCATCCATGAATAATTGAACTAAAGTATTACGAGCTCTTGTAATTAATGACTCATTACCAATTGTGCCAAATTGTAATTCTATTTTTTTAGTGGCTGCTAATGCTGTTAATTGTAAAACGCTTTTAAAATAATCAGCCGTAATCATGCCTCCATAACACGGCGTACCAATAAATATTTTACTGCTCACTATAACTCACTGTTAAATATTCAATTTTTTTTAACCAACCTTTAGGTATAGCAATAGCGCCACCACCTGTAATATCATCTTTGTCTTTGCTATAGGAACGCATAATAATTATTTTTTCTTCACCATTATGTATCATCCACCCTACTTCTTGGCACACGGCTAACGGAGCACTCATCACTTCTTTTATATCTAGCCACCCTGTCTCTGTATCACGAGCATCGAGCCACGTCACACGGACCATTGGAACTTTATTTATATCTACCATTTTGTGTCATGCTCTTTATAAAAAATATTAAGTGTATATCTACTAGAACTATCTCCAAAAGATTGTAAATCCGAATGAGGTATTCTCATTCCGTTAAAAAACAAAGCTCTATTTTCTACAAAACCTATATGCGAAGACAATTGATTATTATGCATAAATCCTGTGCCATTATTAAGAAGTGATTCACCTTTTACAAATAAAAGAAAGTTAGCAACATTACCTTTATCATCATCAGTATGAAACAAAGGTTCTTTATTATTTTCTCGTAAATGTGCACTCACGGATATTGGTTCAAGATTTCTATGCGGAAAAAAATATTGTTTAATTAATTTAAGCAATGGATCATTATGAAAACTTTGGGGAAAAGTATGTCTATGACCATAAAGTTGACCTTCTGGGTTTTTTACCTCACTATAATTTATTTTTTGAAATGTTTCTTGAAGTGACTCCAACGTATCTTTATCTAAAAAATCATCAACGTACATAACAAATTTTGTCTTTTTATTATGTCGCATTAATTTTTCAAAGGCTGTGGCTCATCCTTTTTAATCAAATGTAAGTTAAAAGACACCGATCTTCTCTCTTCATTTGGTGTTCTAAACGGATAGACGCCGTGTGCTAACCAATTAGGAAACAAGAAGATGTCGCCAACCTTTGGTGATTCTTGATGTTTGTGTCCACTGAACGTTGCCGCTTGACCATTAAACCAAGTAATATCACCTACAGTTGGATAATGATCTTCTCTTGCGTATTCTTCTGGTAAACTTTTTGGTACTCGTAAATAACATACACCAGATAATTGACCTTCATGTATATGAAAAGGATTAAAGTCTCCAGCCCACTGGCTCACGCACCACATTGATTCGATAACCATCTTACCTACAAACTCTGGTTTTATTGTTTCACTAGCTGGTGGTATAGAAATATAATTCTTAACCATCTCACCCATTAGTTGCACCATTGGCATAAACTCTTCAGTGTTCATCCAATCTTGAGGATAGCGAACTTCTTGTTTAACATTACCTGCTAAGTTACCCGAGTGATCAAACTCTTTAGATAACTTTTCATCTGTTAACATCTCTGTTGCTTTATCATCAAGCATTTTAGTAATGAAATCAGGCATTCTGCCTCTCATTATTGTAGGACCAAAGGGTCTAATAGTATCAAACTTTAAGACTTGTTCGGTTTGTTGTTTCTTTTTTGCCATGCTATTCCTTTCTCAACATAAATATCTATTGTCATATAGCAATATTTTGCCTATAAATATAGTATTAATTAGGCTTATCTATATTCAAGGCCAAGCCTCCTTGCCTTTTGTTAACAATATCATGAATTGCATAGGAGTACATGTTTAAGAATTTTTTTAGAAAAGTAAGGGCAACCTTAAAAAATAGCGGTGAAGCAATCGCTGGAATAGCAGGTATAGCGGCAGGACTTCCTATGTTCGGAAATCTTAACCCGATGGCACAACTAGCTATAAAGTATTTACCAAATTTAATAACATCTCAATATCAAGACAATCCACTTAAATCTATGTTAGCTAATCAAGCTATTACAACTGCGGCAACCGCAGGTACGAACTTTCTTAGACCAAACGTAGATCCAGCCGCTATTAACAGAGGAACAGCTGCAAGTAGTTTTGATGCACCAGGCAATGAAGTTGCTGCTTCTGTAATGGATGACGCTAATCTTGCAACTGGTAAAACTATGCAAGGTCTTCAAAAATTAAATCAACTAACTAAAGAAAAAACAGGTAGTAAATTTGGATTACCTGATTTTTTTACAGGTTTATATAATGATGAAGGATTAACAGGAAAAGGTAAGTTACTTGGTTCAATAGCCTCGACCCTCGGACCAGGGCTCGCTACTTATCTAGCATTAATTGGTGAGGACCCGCCAGAAACAATGGATCCAAAAGAATACAGAAGTGCTGTAGATGATTACTACTCAGCAAAAGCTAGAGGAGAAAATCCTAACCCTGCTGATTATGGTTTAGCACCGACACCAGCAGAAGACATGGTAGGAGATTTACGATACGAGGGTGGTCAAAATTATTCAGATGTTCCTGCTGGACGTTATGGTATGGCTATGGGTGGCGTTGCAGGAATAAATGCTAACAGCCCACCTTTAGAATTAGACCCAAGAGAAAATTTAATGTCAGCTCTTAACATAAGAGACAAGGCAATAGCATCTAGAGGTAGCGTTGGCTTATCTGCTATGCCAATGACAGATATGTCTCAAGATGTAAAACAAGTAAATATGGGTGGAATTATAGGATTAGCCATGGGCGGATTAGAAAAAAGAGGTATGGTATATGGACCTGGTGGTCCAAAAGATGATAAGATACCAGCAATGTTAAGTAATGGTGAATTTGTAATGACAGCGAAAGCTGTTGACAATGCAGGTGGACCTAACGCAATGTACAATTTAATGAATAGATTAGACCCACAGTCTTCGAAAGGACCGACAGCATAATGTCCGCTGATAACGCATCAACAAATATACAAAGAGAAGCTCCTTTTTTAGAGGATTATAGAAGACGGTTAATGGACTCTGTCTTTGCGGCGACAGATAAAGCTATTGTACCGCAAGAAAGACAAATTGCTCCTTATGATGCTTTTCAAACCGCTGGTTTCGGTGAAGCAGCGAGTCAGTTAGGTTATACGTTTGATCCTGCAACAGGACAAATGACAAAAACAGGGCAGGCAGTTTTTGATCCTTACTTGCAACAAGGATTAGCAGGAATGCAAGCTGGTCAACAGACCGCGGCCCAAGGCATACCAGCATTACAAGCAGCTCAAGGACAGTTTGATCCTAGTCAAAGTAACTATCAACAGTTCTATGATCAATATCAAGCGGACGTTACTAAAAAAGCTTTAGAACAAATGGACGACGAAGCTGCAAAAGCACAAAGTAATTTAGCGGCACAAGCACAACAAGCAGGAGCTTTTGGAGGATCTCGTTTTGGTGTGCAAGAAGCAGAATTATCTAAAAATTTACAAGACATAAAATCACAAAGAATATTTCAAGATTTATCTAACAACTTCCAACAAGCACAAGGCAAAGCAATGCAGACGTTTGAAAATGCACAAGCAAGAAATCTTGGTGTAGGTCAGGCGTTAGGACAAATGGGTGGTATGCAAGCTCAATTAGGACAAGGTATTGCTGGTTTAGGACAACAAGCATTTGGACTAGGACAAGCAGGTATTGGTTCACTTGGTGCTGTAGGTGGTCAACGACAAGCATTTGATCAAGGCAAAGCAGATGAGCTACTAAGAGTAACTACCGCTAGACAACAAGAGCCTTTACAACGATTAGGCTTTATCGGAGATCTTCTTTCAAGAACTCCTTCAGTACAACAAGGGTACCAACAACAACCTATACCTTACACAAATCCACTATTAGGTGCGATAGGTGCAGGTATATCTGGTTTAGGAACATTCGGATCAATGTTCTCTGGTAATAATTAATATGGCAACATATTCAGATCCAAATTTAGAAGAAGATATATTTAATACAGCAGCTGACCCTGATAGTAATGTTGGCATAGCAGTTGAGACTGGAGAAATTAATAGAATGCCAACTACACTTCCAGGTAGTCTGTTAACTATGCCTCAAAAACCAGAAACTCTGCCTCCTCTTGATTTAACTGATGCTATGTTAAATATGGATGCATATGCAATGATGTTTACTCAACCTCCTAAAACAGAAGAAGAACTTGCAGCTATGTTTCCTGATACAAGTTATAAAAGTGATAAGTATTTAGCTTTAGCAAAAGCGGGACTTGCTTTAATGCAACCAACTATTGGTGGTAGAATTGCTCCGTCTATTGCAAATGCAGGTACAGGGTTACTTAATGATGTTGCTGCTATTTCAGCAAAAGAAAGAGCTGCAAAAGCAAAGGCAGCCGCGGGTAGAATATCTTACAAACAACAAGAAGCCGCAAATTATTTGCAAGCAAAAGCACAAGCTTTTGGTATTAATCAAGCATTGGTTACAAAAGAATTAGTATCAAGTTACGAGCAACGAGCAAAAACAAATGCTTCTCAATGGGAAACATATTCTAAAATGGCTAACACAAACGTAACTAAATCATTAGAGTTTGGCATGAAAAAGTTTGAATCACAACCTGTAAAAATTAGAGGTATGTTTAATGGTGTACGAAAAGATGTAGCAGGTTTTAGAGTTAACGATCAATATTATATTCCTACTACACAAAAAGATGCTGTAACGGGTGACTTTATTTATGAACTTGTTCCTGATCCAACAAACATAGAAATTATATCCTCAACAACACAAGCTGTTGATGATGTATCAAAAAATATGACTCAATATAATGAAATTTATTCTGACTATAATAATATAGCTAAAAATATTTATTCATTAAGACAGATCATGCGTTCCGTTGATCCTGGTCAAGGTGGTGATCCAACACGTGTTGCCGTAACAGGTTTTATTAGAAAACAAGTACAAAAGTATGGTCAAATTGCTAGTGACTTTACAAAAGATTTCTTTGGCGATGAATACGTAGATCCTATCACAGGAGATAAAAAAGGTGGAAGAGGAAAAACGGTTTGGTTGTCTGATTTAAGTGACATCATTGTTATGTCTGATGATGCTTCAATAAACGATGCACAAAGAGAAAACTTTAAAATGATTAACAATCTGCTTAGTAGCATTGAAGCAGATGGTTTAGCTTTAATAGATCGTGCTAGAACTGAAAATTTAGATTTACACTTTGAGGGTGACACGGAAGCTGAAAGAGCAGCTAATAAAAACGCTATTTTCTCTAGATTAAAATTTGATACAAAGATTCCTGAAAATGAAGCAAGAGCACAAGCAATTATTTATGCATTAGCAAGAGCTCGTAAATCATCAGGTCGATTAAACTTAGATGATATTGAGCGTGCAGCGGAAACATTAAACATCTACAATGATTCTTCGCAAGCAATTCTAACTAAACTTAAAGTTGTTGAACAAGAATTGATCGCGGCTCACCAAGTACAAGCAGATTTACTTAAAAGAAACTTTCCAACAGACGCAGCTAACTTGGAAAAAGAAAGAGGTAGTCTTAGTTATATTGTTGATGGTGTATACATTGGTGATAACTATTATAATAATTTGTTTGGATATTCTAATACTCCTATTAAACAAACATTTACAGTAGTTCCAAAAGAAGGAGGCGGGTTCGAATACGTACCTGTTAATCAATAATGCAATATAAAATAGTAGGTTCAAAATATGGAGTAGCAGCGGGTGATTTTATTATAGACTTACCTGAAGTTGTTGATGGTATTCCTTTATATGGACAAGACGGAAAAGATAACTTCCCACGAAACGAAGCTGAAAAACAAATGCTAAATGAAATCATAAAAGGATTTCAAGAGCAACAAAATATAATAACAGATAATACCTCTCCTGAAGCTGGCGTTGAAACAATGACTGTTGAAGAAGAAAATGCTTTAAAAATGGAACAGTTTAAAGAAATGCAAAGAAAAGATCCAATACGAGCAGATTTAAACTTAGCAGAACAAAAAGCAGAGGCTTCTACTTTTAAATATGCAGGAGATATATCAGAACAAATAGGTAATTTATTTCCTGGTTTTGGTGGTTCTATGTTAGACTTTTCGCCATCAGCTCTTGGTGAAGCATATATGAATTTACTTATGAAAGGTGCTCCCGATGATCCAAAAAGATTTATGGGTGATATGTCTGTTATAGCATCTGATATATTTTTAGCAGGTCTGTCACTTGGTAATGTAAGATTTGCTGATAAAAAAAATTTTAGCATACCCTTATTTACAAATGAAGCTAGAAGACAAGGTCTTCGTGGTTATTTAGAACAAAATCCAGTTAAAAGCACCGTAGCTGTAAATATACTTGCAAGAGCAGGTTCTGATGCAACGTATGATTTACTAAATGAAACATATAGATGGTTGCAAGATATACCTGCGGATCAAAGTGATGATGCTGCTGTAGAAAATATTTTAAATATAAGAAACGAATTATTGTGGTCTGGTGGTGCTGGTGGATTAGCAAAAATTTTTCCTTACATAAAACCATTTATTGGTAAAAACTTTTTAGGTATAGATAGTGAAGCAAAACGATTAGCGTCACTTGGTAGAACACACATGATACCGATGAGTGCATTTAATGTATCAAGAAATGGACTTGTACAAGGATTACCTCCTGTTGTAGGTTTATTTCCAATTGTTGCAACGAATGCACGTACAGCACAGAACGCACAATTAGCTTCTTCATACTCAGCGATGTTAAGAAATATTGAAACTTTTTCTCCTGTTCAATTATTTACTGATGCAGGTATAATGATTGATAAGAATTTTAGAAAAATGATTAGTGAGTACGGCGTAATGAAAGGCGTATTATATAATAACGTTGCAAAATATGCTGATGCTCTTAACGGAGAAGCTTTCATACCAACAGCAAAAATAAAAGAAATGGCTACAGCGATGCGTTTGGCAAAAACAAAAGGCCAAATACCAATGCAGAAAAGGCCAATACAAACTGGCCCTAATGATTATGTTTATGGTCAATCTATAAGTTTTGATGACTTAATGAAAAATATTAAAGGAGCGGGTGCTGACATTGAAGATGTTTTAATGCAGTTTGATTCTTTAGATACTCATTTAAACGCTCATCAATTTAAAGCTCTTATTGAAGGATTAAATCAAGTTAAAAGAAATATGCCTAATTTAAAGTTATCAGAAAATTCTGATGAAGCTTTAATGATAAATGATTTTCATACAATGGCTTTACAAGCAATGAATGATCCAAAAAACTGGAAAACATTAAAACCAGAACAACAAGCCATAGCAAAAGAATGGGCGGATAGTTATACTGTTGCAAACGATTTTATATTTCAAAATGCTGATAGTCTACAGGGTAGAACAGCAATGCTTTTAAAGCAAACAGATGCTAATATTGCTATACCAGGAGGTGTTAAACGACCTGGTTATTTATATGCAGATCAAATGGCAAAAATATTCTTTGATGATCAAACAATAACATCACCTATGGCACTTAAAGAAATGCGTAAAGCATTTGGTGATGATGCGTTTAATGCTTCAACAAGTGCTTACTTTAATAACATTATTATGAAAAACACAGATTTTGTTAGTGGTAAAATTAAAGTTTTTGACAATGATGTAGGTATTTGGAAAAAAGCAAAAGAATATGTTACAGGCAAACCAGCAAAAGCTAATACTCAAACAATTAATTATAACATTCCAATTATGGATATTGAAAAAATAGCAGATGCTTTTTCTTTAAATGATATTCAAAGAAGAGCTGGTGTTCTTGAAATGTTTAAATCACAAGTGCCAGGTTCTGAAGCAGTAAAAACAAAACATGCTGAAGGAGTATTACAACAAATATCTGAAGTTATTGAATTAGCAAGAGCTGTTGAAGTACCTAACTACGGAAACGTTTCATCCTTTGTTAAACGTCGTGGTGTGTTAGGTGGTCTTGGTTCTATTGCTAACTTGTTTACAGGTGGTGCAATCTTATCAAATCCTATTAGTTCTGCTGGTGTTATGTTAATGGCACGTTTTGGTATGAACGCTTTATCTGATCCAAAATTTTTAGATGGTATGACAAAAGTATTAGACCCGTCTCTTTCTGATGTTGCAAGAAAATCTGCTTTAATAACAATAGGTAGAGGTGTGTTTGATCCTGTAAGAGCTGTTAATTCTGGTTATAATATTGATGACATAAATGATATTATTGAATTAATTGTAATAGGAGACATGGAACAATCGCCAGCATATAATGTTAGAGCTCAAGATGTAGAAGATAATGCGGCAGCAGCAATGGCTGGTAGGGGAGTACCTGCAGGACCAGAAATTGCAGCAATGCAAGCAAATCCTGATATGGGTTTAAGTAGTTTTAATATGCCAAAAGGTGGCTTTACACCAACAGATTTGAGTGCTTTGGAGACAGCTTCAGCAGCACCAATTAATGATGCACAACGTGTAGCACTAGCGGGTGGTAACTTAGATGAAGCAATCGCTTTACGAAGTAATCCAAACGCGGGCCTCGCATCACTTAGACAAGGAGTAGCATAATGGCTAAAAAATATACAGGTAGATCAGCAGCAGCAGCTCAAGCGTCTGGAATTAACGTCGACAGACCTGATATTCAAGCAAGAAAAGCCGCAGCAGCTTCAATGAAACAAGCAGGCGTACAAAGTCTGTCTGGTTTATCTGGTTCACAAGGTCAAGTAGCTAGATTTAAAACAGAGCAAAATCAATTAAGAAACGAATATAATGATAAGAACACAAGTGATGAAAGAAAAGAAGAAATAGTCAAAGATTTACGTGGTGTAAGCCGTGATTTAAATGATCAAAGTAGAGCAGCAGCTCTTAATCAAGTTATAAGAGAGTTCGGTCCAGGTTCTGTACTACCTGGTGGTGGAATTATGGGATCAGATGCAGGTGCACGTTTTCAACAACTAAGAGGTAATCCAAACTTTTATCAAGACGGTAGACCTGGCCTTGAAACTTTTGTTGGTAATCAAGGAGCTTTTAAAACAGGAGATAAAAATTTATTTAAACAAGTACATCCTAATCCACTTAAAATATTATTAGGTGCAGCAACACAAGCAGGGAACATAAGCCCACTAGGTTTAGTTAGAAATATAAACAAAATTAGAAAAGGTGAGCCTTTAATAGATTTAAGTTTTATGGAAAGAAATACGAGCGAGTCGCCAAGTAGACTTAAAAACTTTTACAACGCTTACATGGACAGTGTAAATAAAAAAATACAAGCTGAGAACAATAAAAAATTCTTACCAAATCAAAATCAAATTGGAACAGAAGACATGACTTTAGATGCAGCAATGTTATTGCCTGATGATCAAACAGATAGGTTTGGTATACTCGCAGGTGCAGAACCAGGTGAAACGGACATGATAGGTGATGAAGAGTTTAATACTTTATTAAATCAATACAGTTTATTAAATCAAAATGACTTAGCTACTTCTTTATTAGATGACTCTGAAATAGAAAAAGAATTAACCCCTGAACAACAAATGACGCAAGAAGAGTATGATGAAGAGTTAAGGAATAAACTTCCTTTTTTATATGATGAATCAAACGTAGTGCCTGAAATATTACCTGTAACTGACATGTTCCCTGAAGGTGGAGTTTCAGGAAGTCCTGTAACACAAGCAGGACAAGAATTAGTATTTACTGATGGCACACCTATTACAAAAACAGTTGATACAGCTATTAACACTCCTTCTGAACGTGCCGCATACGACATATTAAACAGTAACGCTATTAACGATGTTCGTAGTCCAGATTATAATCAATCAATGCTGTATCAAAATTTAATATCGGGACCTAATCCTACGGCTGATTTAATGATGCAAAATCCAAATTTAAGTTATAGTGATATAAATGATTTAGCAGGTGGTTTATCAGGTGGTGCTTATAGTGGAACTCCAGATTTTGGTTACTTTGCTGATGGTGGCAGCGCCAGCACATATGATGTGTTAAAATTAATTAACGATACGATGAACGATGGATAACAGTCTTAAAAATATTATTTGGTTCGGTTTGATTTTAGTGGCTGCAGGCGCAACTTACGGAATGATGTCAACACGACTACAAGCAGTTGAGTCAAAACAAGTGCAACTAGAAAAAATAATATTGTCAGACATCCCAGAAATAAAAGAACGAGTGATAAGACTCGAAGTATTGCTCGAAAGAGCATTAGCCGAATAATATTTTTTTTGGGTCTTCACCCATAACTTGACTAGCCAAATCTATTT